GAATTTGTTAAATCAGCAAGCGATCCTGTTTATTTTATGAAAAAATATTGTTGGATTCAACACCCAACAAGAGGTAGAACACAGTTTAACCTATACCCATTTCAAGAAAAAGTATTAGGTCTATTAAATAAACACGATAAGTCAGTAATCCTAAAATCAAGACAGCTTGGTATTTCAACACTTTCAGCAGGTATAGCTTTACACATGATGTTATTCCAAAAGGATAAAAACATCCTTGTAATAGCAACAAAACAGGAAACAGCAAAAAACCTAGTAACTAAAGTACGATTTATGTACGATCAGTTACCTAGTTGGTTAAAATTACCTACAATGGAAAACAACCGACTATCACTGCGACTTAAAAACGGGTCTCAAATTAAAGCAGTATCTGCAGCAGGTGATGCTGGTAGATCAGAAGCCATTTCACTTCTGGTAATTGATGAGGCTGCATTTATTGAGGAAAATAGAATTGAAGAGATTTGGGGTTCAGCACAACAAACACTTGCTACTGGTGGTAGAGCAATTATATTATCTACACCAAATGGTACTGGTAACTGGTTTCATAGGCAATGGACTAAAGCACAAGACGGTACTAGTGGTTTTACACCTATTAGATTACCTTGGACTGTACACCCAGAACGAAATCAGGAATGGAGAGATAAACAAGATGATGAATTAGGAGATAGAATGGCGGCACAAGAATGTGATTGCGATTTTACAACCTCTGGTGATACAGTATTTCCCCCTGAAATAATAAATCATATAGAAGCTACAATGTTAAAAGATCCCTTAGAAAAGCGTGGTATGAATAGCAGCTTATGGGTTTGGGAATACCCAGATTATACAAGACAATATATGGTTGTAGCTGACGTAGCTAGAGGTGATTCTAAAGACTATTCAGCATTTCATATTATAGACATTGAAAATTGCACGCAAGTAGCTGAATTTAAAGACCATTTACCAACTAAAGATTTTGGTAGAATATTATATAATATAGCAACTGAGTATAATAAAGCATTACTTGTAATTGAAAATGCAAATATTGGGTGGGCTGCTATACAAGAAGTAATTGATATGGGTTATGAAAACCTATATTATAGTCCTAAAGATGAAAAATTTACCCGTGATGCTGAAGCATACATTGCTAAAGGGTATGATTTAATAGATAAATCTAAAATGGTACCAGGCTTTACTATGTCACTTAGAACAAGACCATTAACTATTGCTAAATTAGATGCATATGTAAAAGAACAAAGTATACAGATTCAATCAAGACGTACATTAGATGAATTAAGAACCTTTGTTTGGAAAAATGGCCGACCAGAAGCCCAAACGGGGTATAATGATGACCTAATTATGTCTATAGCTACTGCGTGTTACGTGCGAGATACTGCGCTAAAATTTGCTCAGCACGGGGTTGACTTAACTAGAGCTATGCTTGCAAATACTACTAAGGCTTCATATAATCCATTTTTTAGTTCTACCCAAATCAATGACCCCAAACAAGCATATAAAATGAAAATTGGAGGAAGAGATGAAGATTTGTCTTGGCTTTTAGATTAAATATTTATACACACATAATAAACCATTAATATGGCAGATACTAGCTTATTTACACGATTACGAAGATTATTTTCTAATGATGTTATCATAAGAAACGTTGGTGGGAAACAATTAAAAGTAATGGATGTTGATCGTATTCAAAAATACGGCAACTTAGAATCTAATTCACTTTATGATAGATTTACTCGATTACATAGACCAGTAGGTTCTTCTCTACAATATAACCCTACTCTTAATTATTCATCTATGCGCCTCCAGCTTTATAGCGATTATGAGGCAATGGATTATGATTCATTAATTGCTCCAGCACTTGATATTATTTCAGAAGAAGCAACTCTTAAAAATGAGTATGGAGATGTATTAACTATTAAATCATCTAATGAAAACGTTAAACGTGTACTCCATAATTTATTTTATGATGTGTTAAATGTAGAATTTAATTTACCTTCTTGGGTTCGTCAGATGTGTAAATATGGCGATTTTTATTTACACTTACAAATCTCAGAAAAGTTTGGTGTTTATAATGTTTTACCTCTTTCTGTTTATCAAGTAGTAAGAGAAGAAGGTATGGATCCCGAAAACCCAAGTTATGTTCAATTTATACTTGACCCTAATGGTTTATCACAATCTAACACATATAGCGCTAGAAGAAGTGATCAGATGAAACTTGAAAATTACGAAGTAGCCCATTTTAGGTTATTATCAGACGCTGCTTATCTTCCATATGGTAGATCCTATCTTGAACCAGCTCGTAAAGTATTTAAGCAATTAATCTTGATGGAGGATGCAATGCTTATTCATAGAATTATGCGCGCCCCAGAAAAAAGAATATTTTATATGAATGTAGGCGGTATTCCTCCTAATGAAATTGATTCATTTATGGAAAAAACCGTTCGCCAGATGAAAAAAACCCCGTATGTTGATCAACAAACAGGTGACTATAATCTAAAATTTAATATTCAAAACATGACTGAAGATTTTTATATTCCAGTCAGAGGTAATGATTCATCAACTAAAATCGAAACCACAAAAGGTCTTGATTATGATGGCACAACTGATATTGAATACTTAAAAAATCGAATGTTAGCTGCCCTTAAAATTCCTAAAGCTTTCTTAGGGTACGATGAAAATCTTGAAGGTAAATCAACACTAGCTGCTATGGATATTCGTTTTGCACGTACAATTGAACGCTTACAGAGAACTATTGTGTCTGAATTACATAAAATAGCTTTAGTCCATTTATATACTCAAGGGTTTACTGATGCTGACTTAGTAGATTTTGAATTAGAACTAACAGGCCCGTCAATTGTATTTGAACAAGAAAAAACTGAATTATATAAAGCTAAAGTTGAACTAGCCAATTCTATTTCAGATAAAAAAATCTTAAGCAGTGATTTTGTTTACAAAAACATATTTAATCTTTCGGAACAAGAAATCGATCACGAAAAAAATAGATCTTTAGATGATGCCGCCCACATATTTAGATTAAACCAAATAGAAAACGAAGGTAATGATCCTATTGAATCAGGTGAATCATATGGCACACCACATGATTTAGCTAATTTATATTCTACTAAAAGAGATAAAACCATTAAAGATATTCCTGATGGGTACGATGAAAATGAGCCAGGGCGTCCTAAACAAAAACTTAGTAGATATGATACAGACCAAGCTAATATGGGTAGAGATCCTTTAGGTAAAGCCGGTTTAACAGCAGATGATACCCCGGATAGAACTAATAATGTCTCTACGTTTGCTTTAGAAGAAAATTCTAGAATTCTTAAAAAATTATCTTTAAATAGAATTAGTGGTAAACAAATACTAAATGAAAAGAATAAATCTTCTTTATTAGATGAAGAAAACATTATAAAAGAGTAATTTTCAGGACTCTCTACATATTTATATAGGAATAAATATATTTATTACATGAAACCTAAGCATTCCAAGTACAAAAATACGGGAATATTATTTGAATTATTAACGAGGCAAATTACTTCGGAGACTATTTCAAATTCTTCCCCTAAAGCTGTAGGTATTTTAAAAAAGTTTTTTAGTAATAATTCTAATTTACTAAAAGAATATCAAATATATCACGCTCTTCTTAATAAAAAGTTTAATAAAGAAGCAAACGCTACTGTGTTGTTAGAAACTTTAGTTGATGCACACAATAAATTAAATAAATCTACTTTAAGGAGAGAAAGATATAATTTAGTTAGAGAAATAAAAGATACTTATAATATAGAGGACTTTTTTAAAGCAAAAATTCCTAATTATAAAATATATGCTAGCATATATAATTTATTAGAGAATAAAAATGCTAATCCTATGTCTGTAGTAGACTCTAAAGTAGCTATATTAGAACATATTACTAATAAAAATCTTCCTAATAAACCTAAAAAAGAAATGGTTATGGAAGAATATGAAAAATTTGATAAAGAAACTAGAGCATTAACATATAAAATGTTAATGGAAAAGTTTAATGAAAAATATTCTGGGTTAGGGGATAATCAAAAACGTTTATTAAAAGAATATGTTTATAATGTTTCTAATAGTCCTAAACTTAAAGCTTTTTTAAATAAAGAAATTAAAACTATTAAAGAAGAATTAGAAACTTTATCTAAAAACACAGATCAAGTTACTAAAATAAAATTAACAGAGGTAAAAAATTTAATTAAACCTCTTTGTAAAAAATCATCGGTACATGATGATAATGTAATTAATTTATTAAATTACTATTCATTAGTTAATGAATTAAGAACTGCACAAGCATGAATATAGAAGAACTTAAATCCCTTATCCGTGAACTTATTAAAACGGAAATCGAAGAAGGCTCAACTACCGGCACTGGTGCTTCTATTACTACTGGTAATAGCGAAGCTTATGCTACACCTAGAGCATTCGGAAATAATAAAAGAAAAAAAAGAAGGGGTTATATGGGATATAAAGAAGTAAAATAAATAAGTTATGGCAAGAAAAATTAGCGCATTCGATTTTAATAAAAAAGATAATAAAGTAAATAGACCCGGTATCCATGCTAAAACTAAGCATAGTAACCATAAAAACTCTAAAAACTATAGAAAACTGAATAGAGGCCAAGGAAGATGAAACAATTACTTATAGAACATATACCGTTTAAAGTAGATAAACTTTTAGTTGAACAATCTATTAAAGAAAATAAACCTTTAAGAGTAGGTGGTATTATACAAAGAGCTGGTGTTAAAAACCATAATGGTAGAATCTATGAGCAAAAAATTCTCGAAAGAGAAATTAAAAAATATATTGATGGTCCTGTTAGAGAAAAAAGAGCCCTGGGTGAATTAGATCACCCAGACTCTTCTGTTATTAATTTAAATAACGTATCTCATAATATAGTAGAAGTTACTATGAAGGGAAACGATGTACATGGAGTAGTAGAAATATTAACTACCCCTGCGGGAAATATTTTAAAAGAATTATTTCGTTGTGGAGTTACAGTTGGTATATCTTCTAGAGGTATGGGTTCAGTAGAAGAAAATGCTGATGGTGTATTAATGGTACAAGAAGATTTTGATCTTCTATGCTTTGATTTTGTTTCAACACCTTCTACTCCGGGTGCTTATATGGCTCCTATGAATGAGGGAGTAAATACCTCCACAACAGACTATATTAAAGTTAATAGTATTATTAGAGATATAATCTGTGATAATACAGGAATGTGTAAGTGTTAATCCTTACCAAGGTATCCTTTAATAAAGCTATAAATAAAAATAGCTGATGCTAAAGGCCACCCTAGTATAACCCAAAATCTGTCTGACCACTCCATAGGGTATCCTGCTTTTTCAATAGCTCTTTCAAGTAAAGCAGCTACTATAACCCCTATTAAGAAATAAGTACATACTGTTCGAAGATTAGTAATATCTTCAATAAATGCTACTGCTAATAATTCAAATGGATTCATAATACAAATAGTTTTCCCTAAAGATACAATAAAATTT